TTTAGACGCAACATATTTTTAGATATGCTGATGGATGGAAATGCTTTTATATACTTTGATGGCGCAAGTTTATATCACTTACCTGCAGAGAATGTTACAATCCACCCAGATAAGAAAACTTTTATCAAAGGGTATGATTATAATGGTACTAAGTATAAGCCAGATGAGATTATCCATATTCAGGATAACGCAGCTGAGTCGATTTACAGAGGTAAGTCAAGACTTAAATCAGCTACAGATAGTATAAACTTATTATACAATATGAAAGCCTTTCAGGCAAACTTCTTCAAGAATGGAGCGGTACCTGGGCTTGTATTAAAGACACCTAATACTCTTAGTGCTAAAGTTAAAGATAGACTTATTAACTCATGGGCACAGAAGTATAACCCTAAGAGCGGAGGTCGTAGACCTTTAGTTCTAGACGGAGGAATTGAGATAGACAGTATCTCTAATGTGGACTTTAAGAAATTAGATTTTGAGGATTCAGTAACTAACTTAGAAAATACCATTCTAAAAGTTATAGGAATCCCACCAATTTTAATGGATGGTGGCAATAATGCTAACATTAGACCCAACCAGAAATTAATGTATCAAGAAACTGTTCTACCTTTAGTTAGGAAACTAATTAGCGGGCTAGAGCGATATTTTGGTTATGACCTTGCAGCAGCACTAGAAGAGCTCTCGCCTTTACAGCCAGAGCTAGACGATAAAGCAAGATACTACAGCACTTTAGTTAATGGGGGTATTCTTACTCCTAATGAAGCTAGAGAGGCATTAAGATTAGAAAAGATAGAAGGTCATGATGATGTGCGTATTCCAGCAAACATTGCAGGAAGCGCAAGCAACCCTTCTGAGGGCGGAAGACCTCAGGGAAACGAGGAAAATGATGAATAAAAAGTTTGAAATTAACTCATTATTTGATGTGGTAGAGAAAGACGGTAAGTCTGAAACTCTAACAATCAAAGGTTATGCAAATACAGTTTCCAAAGACCGCACTGGCGATGTAATCGTTAAAGAGGCTTGGACAAAGGGTGGTATGGATGATTATCTAAAAAACCCTATTATCCTTGCTTTCCACGACTATTCGCGCCCAGTAGGTACCACTGTTGATTACAATGTAACTGACAAGGGGCTGGAAATTGTTGCAGAAATTAGTAAAGCTGCAGGTGAAGTGTATAACTTAATCAAAGATGGAGTTTTAAAAACATTTAGTGTTGGTTTTAGCATCAAAGATGCGGACTACGAGAAGGAAGACGATACGTTCTATATCAAAGATTTATCTTTGTATGAAATTAGTGTTGTATCAGTTCCCGCTAATCAAGACTCAGTTTTCTCTTTAGCTAAGTCATTTGATGATGTAGATGAGTATAACTCATTTAGAAAGTCTTATGGAGTAGTAAAAGAAGAGAAAGAAGAGTTAAAAAAGGAAGAGAAGGAACCTTCTCAGGATAACATTCTAAAGGAAATTAATATGGATAAGAAAGAACTAGAAGTTATGATGGCTAAGACTGCAACTGCAGCTTTAGACTCATACAAAGCCGAAGTTGCTGAGAAGGCTGAGAAGTCTGCAGCAGAAGCTACACTTAAATCAATTGAAATGGGTAAAACCGCTGCAGAGAAAACTGCCGAAGCTTTGGAAGCTAAAATTAAAGCAGAGGGGATAACTACTCTAAAGCTATCTCTGAAATGTCAGACGAGCTTAAATCTGCTAAAGAAGAGATGGCTGCTATGCAGAACTCTAAGATGCAATTCTCTGAAGTTGGGTCAAATGCGCCTTCTAAAGATGAGTTAACAAGTGTATTTATTACATCAAAAATCTTAGGTAAGTCAATTGATCAAACTGAAGTCGGTAAGCAATTAATCGAAAAAGCTTCTGCTAATCGTATCAATGGTGACGATGCTAGCTGGGAAACAACTTGGAATGCGAACATGTTTACAGAAATGCAAAATCGTGTTGTTGTTGAGTCAGTATTTAATACTATGCAAATGAATGCACGTATTATGCACTTCCCTTCAAATCCAGATGCCGGTTCTGATGCTACATGGGTTGATGCCGCTGATCAAGATACCTTTAATGATGGTACTGAGATTGGTACAGCATTTAATGACCTTTCTTCAGGTGTAATTAAAAAGCACCTATTAAGAGATGTTGCTTTGACTGCATATAAACTAGCTACTCGTGAGTATGTTGGTTATGAAGAGGAAGAAGATACATTGCTTCCAATTGCAGGAATCGTAAGTGATGCAATTGTTCGTCGTATGGCTCGCACTTCAGATAAGTCTATCTTAGGTACTGGTATTGCAGCTCCGTTTACAGAGCTTGAAGAATTTGCTGGTGGTCACACTGGTGGTACAGTATCTTCATCTAGTACTACTGCTACTATTACTTCTACTAACGTACATACGGCACGTACTGCTATGGGTCCGTGGGGACATAATCCTTCAGACTTAGTATTGTTCTTGTCTCAAGCAGCATACTATGGTTTAGTTGATGATGCTAATGTTATCACATCTGATAAGTATGGAGAAAAAGCTACTATCTTAACAGGTGAATTAGGTAAGATTTGGGGTATCCCAATGGTTGTTTCTGATGCATTCGAAGCAGCGGCAGCAGGAAAAGCGCAAGGTATCTTAGTTAACCCTAGTAACTACATTGTTGGTAACTACCGTAACTTAACTGTTCAGACTGCAGACGATGTCGTTGCACAGTCTAAAGCTATCGTTGCTACTCGTAGAATGGGCTTTATTGCTAAAGATACGAATGGTGCTGCAGCCACGCGAGGGTCAATGTGCCTACTTAAGTACGCAGATTCTTAATAGAGTTGTAAACTAAGTATAGTTGAAATAAAACTGGAGGGGTTCGCCCCTCTGGTTTTTATAAATGAATTGAGAAGTTTGTTTATAAAAACCAAGCCTTAGGGCAAAGAATTTTTAAGGACATATAATGGCAGATTTATATACAGTTAGTGAGTACAAAGCATACGCAGGTATCTCTAGTACTAACAGGGATTCAGAAATTAACCTTCTGAAGACCCAAGTTTCTGCACTTATAAGAACGTACTGTGGGCGTAATTTTATTGATTACTATTCCACAGCAAAGACAGAGTACTTCGACACTACCGGTGGCGAAACTTCTATCTTCCCTGTAGAACTTCCAATCGTGGAAGTTGTACAACTATTAGAGCGTTCAAGCTCTAAGACGGATAAAACAACCGTCGAAACCAACCACGCCGATAGTAACAATTACTATCTTTTAGAATCAGGTACTGCTCAATGTACTCTTTCTACTAAAACTACTGAATCGACTTGTATTAATAATGACTCCTTTACTGGGGCAGGCTTAAATGATCTAACAATCACTGGATACAACGCAAATACGTCGTCAGGTGAAATTGGACGTAGCTATAAAGTACAAATTGACAGTACAGGAACTCCGGATACCTTTAAATGGTCTCGTGATGGAGGGAATAATTGGAAAGAAACAAGCGTAGCAATAACAGGTTCTAGTCAAACTTTAGAGGGTGACATAGCTGTAACATTTGCAGCGACCACAGGCCATACAAGCACTAATAGCTGGACTTTTAGTGCTGAGAGATGGACAGGTGAATGTAGCAGTTCATCTTATACTACTCAATCAACTTGTGAAGCAGCTGGAGAATTCTGGACTGCACCAAGAGATTATGAGTTAGATGCTGAAGGACAAGAAATTATGAAAGTTTCTAGTTTTCCTACAGGACCTAAATCAGTTAAATTAGTATACAAAGGTGGTTACTCTTCTATACCAGATGAACTAAAGCTAGCTTGCTATGATCTTACTACATACTATATGAAGAAAGAATCAACTCCAGCAAAGTCTATGCCAGGCTCGGATATTAAAAATATCTCACGCAGCCAGTCGCTTCACTCTGAATTCCCCCCACACATAAAACGTATCCTGGAGCATTATAGGCATATTAGCTAATGAGTCAAGTAGCCATAAAAAAGTACTTAGGCCCTCTACGAGAGTTTATAGAGCAGAGAACCTTAGGGTATAGAAATACTATAGCTAATACTAGGTACCAGGCTATAATGCTAACAACTCCTATACTGACCGGTGCGAATATGCCTAAGCATAAGCACGCAAAATTTAGGAAAATGGCATATGCATGGGCCAAAAAGAACTCACACAGTGACTTAAATTCTGGTGATAACCAGATGCCGGGTAAGCAGTTTATTATTGTTAATGACTTTAACCAAGCCGGGT